GTTGAAGTAATTACTATAGTGATTCTTACATAATGTCAATCAATTTTTGCATCATCGAGGCCAGCTACTTGAACAACACCATAGATTTTCATGACATTACTCCCGTAATTCCATTTCTTCAATTTTAAACGTTGCATATGATCTTGGTGCATATGATTGATCGTTCATATCTGAAATATATTTTTCGGCGGATTCTTTTGTCATGAACAGCCCGTCACATGAAACAACATCATATTCGCCGTTCCAAGAGTTACACATTACTGCAAATACTTTCATGTTTTACACTCCATTTCATGTTTTGTTGAAGTAATTACTATAGTGATTCTTACATAATGTCAATCAATTTTTGCATCATCAAGACCAGCTACACGAAGACGGGTGATATTGTTTACCTGAAAGGATTTTGCATCAATGCTTTTTGTTATAGAAATGAACACGTTACGCATTATGGCAATTTCGTTTATGACCAATGCCATATCTACAACTTCGGGTTCACCATTGGTGTATTTTTCTACATCACGGGTAGAAAGTGATCTTTGATACTGTTCAAGATACTTCCGGTGATACTTTGCACGAATCTGGTCCAACTGTCGTTCAAAATACTCAATTGCGGCATTCAGAATTTGGAGTTGGGTAAATCGTCTATCCATTTCGTATGGAATGTCTTTAGAAATCTTTTCAATTGAACCAGTCATTACTAAGCTATTCTTTGCAATAACAGATTCATTTTCAAAGTAGTCAAGAAATTCTGGTAGGAATGAAATATCGTTTGTCAGTTTGTAATATAGTCTGCGTTCTTCAAGCATCATATACCCTTCGTAAGTTAAAGATTATGGGGGGATTTTTCATCCCCCCAATGTTTGTTATTCTTCGTCTTCATCTTCATCGTAATCGTCTGGATTACTTACCGAGTCAAGATATTCGTTAATTGCATCATCAAGAATTCTATGATTACCAAGACAATCTTCAAATTCGTATTCTGCACCATCAACAAACAAATTATCTTCCAATGATACAAGGAAATCAAACATGACACCTTTAACATCATCTTTGGACAATTTTGTTTCTTGAAGAATATCAAAAAGGTCAGTTACCAAACCTGTTAGATTATGCGCCATTTACCAATCACTCCTCTTCATCTACTTCAATTTGAACTACATCGTCGTCCCATTCATTCATGATGATATCAAGAATTTCTGGACCAAAGTTTTTCCTAAATTCTTTATATTCAGTACCATCTTTGGAAACATATTTAAGTTTGTTACCATCTTTTGTTACAATACCACATGCTTCACAAAGTTCAAGTAGACCTGAATATGGGTTCATACCCGTTTCATATGGAATCTTGACTTCAATCTTTTCAAATGGTTTGGCATACCGCCTCTTAGCAACGGAAATGGATGCACGAATACCCTTTACATCACTGGTCTTATTACCATCATCATCTTCTTTGAGTTTAAGTTTTCGCATGACTGCAACAATGGATGCTGCAAACACGGGACCAGAGTTATGTGATACTATACCATTTTCCAAAATATAATGATGTTCACCATCTACTTCAATATCATGTACATCACTATTTTCACCAATTGTTATCATTGAAATAACCGAATGTTTTCCACAATTATTGAGAAATTTTATACCAGCAACTAATTCTTTTGCTTCCACCCAATCGCCACTTTCAAGCATAAACTTATGTTCTGGTGTACATTGAATTACGGCACCATCGTCCATATGAAGTTTTAATGTCGGTTTATCTTCGTAGAACCACTTTGTAGTTACTTCACGATCACCATTTAGGGTTTTGACAAAATCCCCCTCAACGACTTGTGAAATATCTTTAAGAGTTCCATCTGCCATAAAAATTCTATGACCCGCAACCAAGCAACCACCCTACACCACGTCATCAGGTGAAAACATGTCCTGAGACTTATATGTATGGTTTGTCATAACCATACCAATATTCAGATCACCGATCATATTCGTACAATTCGTAACAAGTGCTTTCAGCGATTTTGCCTTACGACCCATATCACCTTTCATATCACCAGATTCAAATTGATTCACATCGGTTGGTGTAAGTAGCATACCAAGTGAGTCAATAACAATCAATACTTTTGGGCGATCTTCTTTAGGCAGATCACCATAGTCTGAACGGTACATGGAAACAAATTCAGAAATTATTTTTGCCACATCATCAACCATTGCCGCACCGATACGAATCATCTTATCGGGTGATGTATCAACACCAACTGCTTTCAGCCATTCCTCATCAAGTGCGTTTTCAGTATCAATTACAACACAAAAGATACCTTGTGATTGTGCATGTTTTACAATGCTTCCGGAGACAATGAAAGATTTTCCAGAATTATGGGATGAAATACCATCACCCCAATAACGATGATTTGGGTGATCAATTGTGAAGTCATAGCATTCTTCATCCTCTTTATTTTCAATCATTTCTACACGTTGAAACCCGGATAGTGTAAAAATTTCATCATCAAGTGTAAGTTCACCAGCTTGTTTCCAACCATCTTTGGTTTCAAGTAGATGATTAGTTGCACAGACCGTTTTGAAGTGTTTAGTTGATACTTTTAGCATTGGTAGAACACCCTTGTCAAACCATGCGGTAACGAACTGTGGCCCATCTGGTGTTGCAAGACGGATAGTATTACCGCTTGCAAACATTGTTTTTAGCTCACCCACAGTAACCATTTTGTTAGTATTCCCAGATTCTACAAACACTTTTGCTGATGCTGGAAGGCAACCAGATTCACCAGCAAACATGGTGATTTTACCAAGTGGTATACCTTTGTGGAAGTCATTTGAAATCTTTTTGTTCAGTGCATAGTTTCCAGTAGAAATCCATGTGTCTGGATCATTGAAACCAGTTGAAATATTTTTTACCTATTTGGTAATGCTTTTTTGAAGCTTGGAAATATCAAGCGTTTTAGACAGTGTTGCCATTATATACTCCGTGAAAAAAGATGGGAAGAACTGGCAGGTTATGCCAGTTCTGTTTTATTAACCATTGCGCTTGATGCGGGCAAGAAGTTCTTGCGGGGTAGGTTTGCGATTTTCTTGCGCAGGTGCTTCTTCTACTGGTGCTGCTTTTTTCGCTTCATTCTGTGAAGGTCGGTTTGAAGTGTCAACCTCGGTAGTGATGTTTTCCATATTTTCAAGATCATATGGGCGATAGAACTTGCCGAACCGTGCAGGATCATACGCTTCACCATCAAAGCTTGCTTCAAACATTTCCTGAATGATACGAAGACCTTCTGCATCTGGTTCTTTCGGAAGGAAATCAGAAAGATTGAATAGACCGAACTTTTCAATTGCATCAAGTTCCGCTTCCGTTAGGGAAGAATTCTTACGTGCAAAGTTTGAAGTTGAATAATCCGCATATGTACCAGTCTGCGTTTTCAGAATACGGAAATCACACCCATTTTCATAATCGGTTGGTGAAAATTCGTTATCATCATCCATGATATATTGATAGATAATCTTGTAAATTGATGGATTGATTACCAAACGACGAATTGGGTTTTCAGGCGTCTTATCTTCCGCAATTGGATTTTGACGAATGAACGATTGGAACAGATATGATTTCTTTTTCCAATATTTTTGCCCAAGTGTTTCGCGACCCTCTTTGTAAAATTTGCGCGCCTCTGTCATAATAGGGCAAGTACCACCGAACATTTCAACGCAAGGTACTGCAACGGTAATAGGTTTACCGCCAGTATCTTTACCAACGATGCCATCAAATTCAAGATTGATGACATTGCGTTCACGCCAGAAAAATGGATTACTTTCGTCTGCATCTGGAAGGAAACGGGATACAACTTGGTCCCCTGCCTTCATGTCCCAAAAACGATATGATGCATTATCGCTCTATTGTGTTTGATTGCCTGCATTTTGTGCCCGTAGTTTTTCACGAAGTGCCTTAATATCAACTGCCATTGTTTTCTCCTGAGTTTTTGCCAATGTTGTTACCATGTGCGATTGCTCGCACAGTTATTTAGTCAGTATGATAATTTTCTTATCATGTTGTAATTATGCCACAGTGTGACGTTGTTGTCAAGAACTTTTTTCACTTTCCTTAAATAATGTTAGAATTATACATCAAGGGTAGAAAAATGAAAGTAACTGACATTTTTGAAGGTATTCCAATGAAACCTTCTGTATTCAAAAATTTCAAACATCAATACACGGTTGGGTATGAATTTGAAATGGCTGTTACCGGGTATGGTGAACCGTATGGTGATGGTGTAGATAGATTGCATGATCGTTTTGAAAATGAAAGAATTTGGGAAAATGAATACTTCGATGATTTCTTGGACGATTTTTTCAAAAAGCTATTCCACGGTAGACTACCCGGAAATATTAAAAATGCATCTGATTTTGTTGAAGAATATGGGTACCAACCAATATACGGAACATCAACTATTGAGTCATATAAAGAATATCGTAAGAAATTATTTATTGGGTTACATGGCCAAAAATTATACGATGCTTTAGAAAAATACGATGACTTACCGCCATTTCCAGACACACCAGAAGAACTTTCAGTATGGAAAAATCTTTATGAAGAAATAAATGGTTATGGTAAAGACGCCGAATCAATATTACAAAATCAACGTCAACTGAATAATTTCATTAGTTATGTGAACCGTGCTCACCATACATCTGGCATAATTATACCAAAAGCAGATCAAAAATCATTTTTTGTGAAGATGCATAATGGTGGCACAGTATTGGTAAACGAAATCAGGGATTTGAATGGCCTGCTAAACCTGTATTATGTTGATAGGGAGACAGTCATTGACGATACCCGCGACATTTGGGAAGATATGGAAGACGATGCCCGTGAAATTGCGTTTGATAATTGGCTCGAGAATCAATCATCTGGTGGTGATCAAGAAAAATTTGGCTATGTGGTTGAAAGATTAGAAGAACTTGGTTTTGATGTTGGTGTGGGATCAAAATACTTCAATGTTGTAAATGATGAAACCCCATAGGTGGATGCAGAAATAACCACCCCGGTTGCCGATCATAATACTGCTATTTCATATATGAAAGCCATATGCAACATGATACGTACCGATCCTGAAATATTCACGAATAGATCATGTGGGGTTCACATCAACATTGGTACCTTTAATCCATCGGAAATTGACTGGTTGAAATTTATGGTAATTTTTGATGAGCGTCTTGCATTAAAAGAATTTGATCGTGAATCTAACCGATACGCTATCAGTAAGCTAAAAAATGTTTTGCGTGACGCTGACCTGATAAAAAATACAGATGTATTATACCTGAAATCTATCGAAGAAACAAACAAAATCGTCCTAAATGATCCACAAAAATTCAGTGCAGTTAACTTTATTAAACTGTCACAATCCAAACCACACATTGAAATTCGTGCGCCCGGTGGTGAAGGGTATGAGGACAAGGCGGATA